CCAAAAGCATCCTCATGCACATCTGCTGTAACGCTTGTTGCGCTAGTGTATGCGGTAATCTTTACATGACCAAACCCGTCATGCTGGTACTCCCAATCAATATCACCGTAAGTTTCTGTTCCTTCTAAGTGAACAGGAGGCGTATTGCCTGATGTTTCCGTTGAACCTGTTGCTTGTTTATACACATGACCATTGTAACGAACCGTAGCATTATTTTGGTAGCTTGTATTAGCGGCCCATTCGTCATGGTGTATCTCAAGCACCTCACGGAAACGGATTAATCGGCCCACATCATCGCTAGTAAACAAAACAGCGGACGCTGTAATTGTCACACTGCCTGTCTGCGCTGAAGCGTACAGCGTTGTAGATGTGGTGTTCTCATCCAGATATGGTCCATCAACGAAATCAACATTAGACAATGTAAAGCTAGTAGCTGTAGTTCTTGTTAATTTAGCTGACTCATGGTCTTTATGTGCCAGATACAAAACATCTGCTGACTGAGCATAATTAATCTCTGATAGCTGTGCTGTTGTATATGTTGTCGTAACCTCAACAATCTTGCCAACAGTACCGCCGGATGTGTACGCATCAAACGCACTGCCATCAATTCCTGACAACTCAAATGTATTGGTAGTCTGATTGGCAACAGTAAACTCTTTGTTGTTAATCTGTGTCATCCCAGCAACGCCAGAGATATACACCCTATCACCATTAGAATACCCATGAGATGCGGCTGTAATAACCACTGGATTGGCTTGCGTTGCCGCCGTGATGCTGACAGTTGTTTCGGTGAGGATTCCACCGTCCTTATAGAAGCGGATATAATTATTGCCAAACTCAAGGACATAGGCTTGTTCGTCACTGTACTCAAAATTGATAAGACGGATCTCACCACCATCCTTTGATGAGTTCACATAGTAAGTCCCAGGTCTTCTGGTCAAACCACCTTGAGGAAACACAACCATGTTCTGAATGGTCTGTGCCGCTTCGTTATACTTTTCTAAGTCAATACGGCCTTCAAGTCGTGGCGACAGTTCACCAGCCCGAAAGTTGGTAACAATAGTCGAAACACGAGCCATTTCTTAGAACCTTACATTAATGTATTCGTCAGCCTGTGGTTGCTCTGGATAACCTTCCATAGCGTCCACACCCTTTGCCTCACGCAGTCTGGCTTCATACAAGGCTTGCATACCCTGTGATACTGAATTACTGCCTGTAATGGCATAAGCAGTCTCAGCCGCCAACCTGTGAGCAATGGCAGATGATAGCAAGCTGTCATACTGCTCTGTGTCTGTTATTCTTGCTAGGTAAGTAATTCTGCAAGCACCTTCATTAGAAAGCACCTTGCGGCCCTCAATCTTAAACATGACGTTGCTGTCGTATGCGGCAACCTCATTATCTACGCTTGAGTTCCAAAAAGATAAAACCCTTAAACAATAAGGATTAGTTGGGAGCGTATATTGATATGTAAAACCAAATGCCGGAGCAGTGCTGTCTTGCGCTAACTGGCTTCTGGTAATAGCCACATTCCACGGATGTGCGCGTAAGACTGCATCCCGTACAGTATCAAACCGCCTGTTACACAGACGGGCCTCATTAGAGTTTTCTGTTAAAGATGTGATGGTAGCCGCACCCAGCAGATCCATCGCTTCATTACAAATATCAACAACAGAAGGCATCACACACTCCGATAAATGAGAAGGGCAAGCGTCCTCACCCTTCTCTATTAGGTCTTAGTCAACCGCGTAAAGTACGGTCAACTCGATTGTGCCTGTACCAGCAGCACCGCCCATTGTGACGGTTACTGGAAAGCCCTCATCATCGGCGTTTGTTTCTGAGCCTGAACCCAGAGCCAAAGTAGCCAAGATGTCAACTTTCTGCGCTGATGTTGATGCTGCGGCAGCTTTGTAGGCTGCGGCTGCTGCGGCAACGGCAGAACCGTCTGCATCAGTGTGTGCGCCATAACCAACAGACAGAGTTGTTGATGCACCCAGACCGTCATGCGCCAGTGAACCTTGCAGCAAACGTGCGCCATCTGGCAAACGGAACATTTCGATGACATCACCAGATGCCAGCGCAGATGCTTCGTAAACACCATGAGCAACACGAACACGACCGCCAAGTTCATTAGCCTTGTTCATAACGACAGGAGTAGCACGAGAGTTCGTGCGTTGAGTTGAGTAAACAGTAGCCATTAGTCAGTCTCCTCTTATGCAGATTCGTCACAGCTAATCTGGACTACTTTTTCTTCTTCCATGCGAGTCGAACCGATGCTCATTGCATAGTAGACCTGAGTTGCGTAACCCTTGTCTGCACGTTCATCGATACGAGCGTTCACATCACGGCCTACACCAAGTGCAAGACCATCTTCCGCCCATGCAAAGCAAGTACGGATGTCAGAAGCAATAGCCAGGCGATTTGTCACGATGAATTTGAAGCCCATGAAGGTATCAATTTCACCCTGAACCAGAGCCTTAACAGTGTTGAAGTCTGATGAAGTAACAGTTGTGTTATTCAGCAGTGCTTCAATCTGGTTTGGCCCAACCGCAATATAGCGTTGGATTGATGGGTCAACATCAGCAAGGTCAAGGATCTTCTTGGCCTCAATCAGTTTTGCCAGTGTCAGGTCAGCACCACCATCAGCAATCTGCTGACCAGCAGGGAGTGATGTAGATGTTGAGCCTGTTTCGCCAGTAAACGCAGTGCCAGTTGCAGCCGCAATGATCTCATCATCAATCGCACGACCCATAGCCGCAGCAGCAGCCATAGCGTAAGATGATGTTGGATCAATCAGCATACGAACCTTGTCCTGATCATCGATCAGATCTGCGTATTCGTAGTCCACAAGTGACACTCTCCGGCGAGCGTGAGGTGTGTCAATCTGTGGTGTATCGCCGTGGCGAGTAGTGCGCTTGACCGCAGTAGCTTTACCTACTTGGTCAAAAAAAGCATTTTTGCCAGTCATCGATTCTACGCGTACCGCATCACGCAGACGAGAACCCATCTGCTGTGAAAGCATCTGCACGTTTGCAGAATACTGCTGGACAAATGCCGTAGTTACTTGAGTAGACATAATGTCTCTCCTTTTCTACAAGTTACATTTGAACGAAGTTGCAGTGTGCTACCCGATTTCGGACACTCCTGGCTTTTTAAGACTGCTTCCGTCTACCGTCTTTCCGATTGTCAACAGGACGGCTTGCGCCGCTACCCTGCGTGACCACTTGGTAGTATTTCTCTACCAAATGCTCTGGACTTTCCATATCGCGCTGAGAGCCAAACTCTACCGCAATACGCAAACACTCAAGACGTATCTCTACGTCATCCATGCTGCATCTCCATCAACTGAGACATACGCTCTACTGCTTGATGGTGATTTGGATTTTTTCTATCCCAATAAGCATGAGATCTATCACCCATGATGGCTTGTATCTCATTATTTGCTTGTTGTGCAGACATACCCAATGCAGATGTACTTTCCGAAACCGTATCTTCACTGGTTACATTTTGCCTGAAATCAGCGATTTTTGCAAATGCTCTGATAACCTCTGGGTGATTTCCAAGTTTTGTGCCATCAGCTAACTGCATTTCCATGATGTTGCCAGCCTCAAACTGGTCTACAACTTTCTGTGCAGCCTCAACCTTTGCGTCAAACTTATCGCCCCACTCCGCTTGCAGTGTAGACGTAGCATCTTCAATAGCTTTAGCGTTTGTTTCATTAGCCGCAGTGACATCATTCTGCACAGCAGAGCGATAATACTCTAGTACGCCCTGTGCTTGGTCAGGAGTCAGGCGCAACTTATGTACGATGTCAGCATACTCTGACGCACGTTCTTCTGTGATGACATTACCATCAGCAACAATGTTGTACTGGTCTGATGTCTCTGGTCTGCCAAGTTTGTTGTAAATCCTATCCAAGTCTTCTTCTGTAGGATTGACTGGCATAGGTATTTTATCTGCACCAATCAAACGCTGTGCGTTTACATAAGACCTAGCAAGGTTCTCCACATCCTTGATAGGCGATAGACTTGGGTGTTGTCTTAGATCCTCTGGAATTGAATTTAAGAAGTCGTTACCAGATCCGCCTTGAGCAACTTCGGCTGGTGTTTCCATTGTTGCTGGAACTGCCTCTGTTACCTCTGACTGGACTACCTGTTCTGCTTCAGACATTGTTAATCCTCTCTTAACATATTGTGAATGTGCAATAGCACTGCTCGTTTGCCTTCTTCAAAGGCTGTAGCATTGGCATCGCCAGCTACATAACTTGAGGAACGCCAGTTACAACGCGCCTCAAGATCTCCCAAAACCTTCTTACCAGCTTCTGATGTAAACAAATCGTTGTACATCACCCTTAACTTATTTGGATCTTCCATTACTTCTGAACCATCCTAACTGCCTGTGCCGCTTGTGCCGCAGTGTAAACATCTTCTTGATCTTGCTGACGTTGCATCATCTCTTGTTGCTGTGCGGCTCTTGCTTCACGCTGTTGCTGTATCTCAGCATCAGAATTAAGAACTGTCTTAGGCACACCCAGAGCATCTGTAACGTGCCGCACAAGACCATCTGCATCCACATGATCGCCAACAGGCAACTGCTGTGACAATGGCAACAGTATTTCCAGAGCCTTCATAGTGTTGTTCAGGCTGCTAGACTTCTGTGCGCGAGCCAATGGTGAAACATATTCAATATCCACGTCACGCCCCTGTAGTATCTCTGGTGGCTGTGCAAGCATCTCTGCACGAAGCATCAATGCAAATGTACGGTCAATCAACGGACGAAGCATCTCATTCATCAGTCTACCCAGAACAGGGCCAATGACGCGCATACGTTCTTCCTGACGCTGTATGACCTCTGTAGCTGTCATGTTAGGCGCACCACCTGACAGTAGCTGGTCAACGTAGAACGCAGAACGGATAGCCATGCGGCGTTGTTCTTCCATCTGCAATCCAATCGGAATGTTAGCCCCGACATTAAGTGGGGTAATAGTATCTCTGCTACCAGCCCTGAAGAAGTTGAGGCCGCCAGGATTTGTACGGATCGGGAGGATGAATCCGTCATCCGGCACAAGCAGGGGAGGATCAATCTGCTTTTGCGCGGCCTGTATGATGGTTTTAGACATAAGATTAAGCATCTTAACATCTGGCAACGCCACCATCGCTGGCGACCTCCCCATCGTTTCCCCTGTTGCCTTCAGGAAACGTGGAACAATATACGGAAACTCTTGGAAGCCTTTGATAGACAAAGGCATCTTGCTTTCCATACAGACATACACAGATGCAAACGGCATATTACTGCTGTCCATCTTTTGAGGATCACGCTCATGCCGTGGCATCACAGCGTGTAAAATAGTTACCTCATCGTCAGGCCGCTTGTCGTAAACCTTGCGAATGTAGTCAGTAGATTCATCATAGCCAAACCGTAGCACAGCTTGTCTTGCTGGTATCTTGTACTTTCTGAATACAGTATCAACTAAGCCAAACTGGTTTTCAGCGATATGAAACTCTGAGATGT